TGTCGTGATAAGTTTAAAAAACTACCTCCAGAACAAATTTCATTTCCACGTTCTGCATCTGATGTTCAGAAATACTCTTCCTCTTCAGATCTTTATATTAAGGGAACTCCCATTCATGTTCGCGGAGCACTGTTATTCAATCATTACATTAAACAAAATAAATTAACTGGAAAATATTCTCTTATTCAAAATGGAGAAAAAATTAAGTTTATCTATCTCAAAAAACCAAATATTATTCATGAAAATGTAATCTCATTCATTCAAGAATTTCCTAAAGAACTCAATCTTGACAAATACATAGATTATGAACTACAATTTGAGAAAGCATTCCTAGAACCACTTAAGATTATTCTTGACGTGATTGGGTGGAAAGTAGAAAAGACAACAAACCTAGATGCATTTTTTATTTGATGGAATTGCCGATTACTGAAAAAGAATTTGAGATCATCGTTGAGGTTCTAAAGAATAAAGAACCACAACTCTATAATAAATTGTGGTCTTACAAATTCAACCAAAATAAAACTATAAACAGAAAATAATTATGGATTTCCTTAAAGACATTGTAAAAGAGATTGGTGATGACTTTACCAAGTTAGCATCAGATATTGATGAGACTGAGACTTATGTTGATACTGGTTCATATATCTTTAATGCACTGGTTTCAGGTAGCATCTTTGGTGGTGTATCTGGGAATAAAATTACTGCTATTGCTGGAGAGTCTTCTACTGGAAAGACTTTTTTCTCTCTCGCTGTGGTTAAGAACTTTCTTGATACTAATCCCGATGGTTACTGTCTCTACTTTGACACTGAGGCTGCTATCACTAAATCACTTATAGAATCTCGTGGAATTGATACTACTCGTTTGGTTGTTGTTAACGTTGTTACTATTGAAGAGTTTCGCACAAAGGCGCTCAAAGCAGTAGATATGTATCTGAAAGCACCAGTAGAAGATCGCAAACCTTGTATGTTTGTGCTAGACTCTTTAGGTATGCTCTCTACAACCAAAGAGATTACCGATGCACTAAATGAAAAAGAAGTTCGAGATATGACTAAATCTCAACTTATTAAAGGTGCATTCCGAATGCTCACACTCAAACTAGGTCAAGCAAATGTCCCGCTCATTGTCACAAATCATACATACGATGTCATCGGAGCTTACGTACCAACTAAAGAAATGGGAGGAGGTTCTGGACTCAAATACGCAGCAAGTACGATCATTTATCTCAGCAAAAAGAAAGAAAAGGATGGAACGGAAGTGGTCGGCAATATTATCAAGGCTAAGACTGCTAAATCGCGTTTGAGTAAGGAGAACAAAGATGTTGAAGTCCGTTTGTATTATGATGAGCGCGGTCTTGATCGTTACTATGGTCTTCTGGAACTTGGTGAGATTGGTGGACTCTGGAAGAATGTAGCAGGTCGCTATGAGATGGATGGTAAAAAGATTTATGCTAAGCAGATTCTAAAAGAACCTGAGGTATATTTCACACCTGAAGTAATGGAACAACTTGATCAAATTGCACGAAAGGAATTTAGTTATGGAGAAAGTTGAGTTTCTAATTCTTAGAAACCTTTTATACAAGGAAGAATATATTCGAAAGGTAATACCATTTCTAAAATCTGAATATTTTGAAGATCCTAATCAAAAGATCATATTTGAAGAAATACTTTCTTTTGTTCAAGAGTACAATCGACCAGCAACTAAAGAAGTTCTTTGTATTGAAGTAGAGAAACGTCAAGATATTAATGACGAATCTTTCAAGCAAATTGTTCATTTGATTTCTTCTTTGAACGATGTTCCTTCTGAGTTTAATTGGTTGATTGATACGACAGAAAAGTGGTGTCGCGATCGTGCCATTTACTTGGCACTTATGGAGTCTATTCATATTGCTGATGGAAATGGCGAAAAGAAGAATCGTGACAGCATTCCTTCTATTCTTTCTGATGCTCTTGCTGTAAGTTTTGATAATCATGTTGGTCATGATTATCTTCAGGATTATGAAAAAAGATACGAATCTTATCACAAAAAGGAGGATAAAATTGAATTTGATCTTGAATACTTTAACAAAATCACGAAAGGCGGTCTCCCTAACAAAACTCTTAACATCGCTCTTGCTGGTACGGGTGTCGGGAAGTCTCTATTCATGTGCCATGTGGCTAGCTCCGTCTTGCTCCAAGGACGGAACGTTCTGTACATTACGTTGGAAATGGCAGAAGAACGCATTGCTGAAAGAATTGATGCAAACCTCCTGAATGTTCCCATTCAAGATATTGTAAATCTTCCAAAGCAGATGTTCGAAAGTAAGGTTACAAACCTTGCTAAGAAAACTCAAGGAACTTTGATTATTAAAGAGTATCCAACTGCATCTGCACATTCTGGACATTTTAAAGCACTCCTTAATGAACTTGCACTTAAGAAGTCATTTAAACCAGATATTATTTTTATTGACTATCTTAACATCTGCTCATCTTCACGTTATCGTGGAAATTCCAACATCAATTCTTATACTTTTGTGAAAGCAATTGCAGAAGAACTTCGTGGTCTTGCTGTTGAGTTTAGTGTTCCAATCGTTAGTGCCACACAGACTACTCGTTCTGGTTATGGTTCTTCTGATGTTGAACTTACTGATACTTCAGAATCTTTTGGTCTTCCTGCTACTGCAGACTTGATGTTTGCTCTGATTTCTACCGAAGAACTTGAAGAACTAGGTCAAATTCTTGTAAAGCAACTTAAGAATCGTTATAATGATCCAACCATTCATAAAAGATTTGTAGTTGGTATTGATCGAGCTAAGATGAGACTTTATGATTGCGAACAATCTGCTCAAAACGATATTCTTGACAACAAACAAGAAGAAGAGTATGATTTTGAAGAAAGAAAACCAAAGAAAACATTTGAAGGATTTAAATTCTAATGACTATTGATCTTAATAAGTATGTCGAATTCGTCAATACAACCACTTCTCAACCAAGTAAAAACTTTTCCGATTTTTCTTCCCGTATTGCTCAACTTGAAGTCGAAGGATTTTGTACCGAGCGATTGCTTACTGCTTCTGTAGGTATGTGTGCTGAAGCAGGGGAATTTACAGAGATCGTAAAGAAGATTGTTTTCCAAGGAAAACCAGTCAATCAAGAGAATCTGTTTCACCTGAAGCGCGAACTTGGAGACATTATGTGGTATGTTTCTCAGGCGTGTCTTGGACTTGATATTTCTCTTGAAGAAGTTATCCAAATGAATTTCGATAAACTAAATGCTCGATATCCTGAAGGTGCATTTACTATTGAACGTTCTGAAAATCGTGTAGAAGGTGATCTATGACTAAAGAAAAACAAGTAACAATTAAAATGGATGCTCGTAGCGCAGCAGCAATTCGCCAAGTTCTTTTTGAATCACAAAAAGGATATACTTATGATGAAGTAAGTGTTCCTCCTCGTATTGCTGATATTCGCTCAGTTATTCAAAGTATTGATGATAATATTGGTGCCGTTCTAGGCGTATGACTTAAACCTCCTTCGGGAGGTTTTTTAATAAATAAAAATAAAAATGGCATACTCTGCTAATAGATTATATGAATTAATTAGTAACAAATTCAATAATACGAAAGTTAATAATAATAAAGTTCAAGTAAAATATGATAAAAAAATAGGAAGAGATTTTAAAGAAATAATTCTAGAATGTGATAGTAGGCAAGACATGAAAGAATTAATTCAACAATATTTGATCGACATTGAATTGAAACAAAATAAAGACTGGATTTTTACTAAACTTCCAAATAGCACATTTACTGGAAACATTAAAATTTCTTCAATAATAACAATAAACAATGGAAAGGAAAAAGAAATAAGAATAAGATTTAAATTCTCTAGTGGTAGAGAACAGAAAGATTATAATATTTGGAATTCTTTATTAGATGATACTTTTAAGAGAAAAAAAGAAATAAAAAGAACATCTTCATATGCAGAAGAACTTAGAGTAATTAAAAAAATAAATCAAAGTATTCAGGAACTTGGTGGAGGA